GGTTGATGAGCTCAATCGCTACCAGCCGGCACTGGTGGTCATCGACTCCCTGAGCGCGAGTCAGCCCACCATTGACGGCAACAAGCAGATCGCCTCGTCCGGGCTGTATTGGTTGGAGAACAACAACGGGTTGCTTTGGCCGGCTACTTGCTTTCTGATCATTCACCACAACAACAAACAGGGAGGTTTCCGGGGACACAGCTCCATTCGCGACGCCGTCTCTGAGACGTGGTCAATTCGAAAGCTGGATGACACGGAGGTTGAGAGCGACGAGTACGGCTCGGAGTCGTTCCGCAAGCGGGTCATCACCATCGGCAAGAGCCGTAACGGGCGTGAAGGCGACAAGCTCGTGACGACCCTCAACGAGGACTTCACCATGAATCTGGAGGACTACACCCCAGTCCGTAGGGTCCGGCAAGGCGGCTCTGTGCCCGTGATTGACAAGGTGCTTGGGCAGCTGCGGGAAGACACCGCTCAGGGCGTCCTGAGGACCCGTAAGGAGCTGGAAGCGCTGCTGATGCGGCCTATGGGAGATAAGGCTATAGAGAAGAGCCTCACCAGGCTTCGGAAACGTGGGTTGATTGAGTCTTTTGACGCTGAGCGCCAACACCGGGTGATGGGCAAGCGGGAGAAGGTTTACGCGGCGGTTACCGCAGTAAACACAAAACTTTCAGCTGCCTCGCGGGGAGATATCCATGAAAGTGTGTCTGATTTGCAAGAACCCGCTCCAGCACTGAGTTTCTCAAATCAGACAGCTAATCAGACAACCCTACCTGTCGGATTAGAAAACGTCCATCCGGCTACCAAACCCCATCCATCTACGGACGAGGTCGATCAGGTGCACCTATCGCTAATCAGACAGGACGAACCTGTCGGATTTGAAGATCCTAGTGAGGGCAATGGATTTGCCAAATCAGACAGTTCTGGCGAGAGAGTAGAGGAGCCGCCTGTTGAGGGGGACCTAGACCTCTCCGCCTATGACCTGGAAGGTGAACCTCCGTCTTGGGAGGAATTGATTTGAGGACCCTCCTGCGGTGAATGCGTTTTCCGCATAAGCCTTTGGTCCTGGTTGCTAATCCAACCGTGTTCGGATAGAGTTTCGCTGCGATGCTGCTTTTCTGCTGTAGTGACGGGCTGTTCAGAACCCGGCAGCTTTTTTGCCGAGACCGAAGGCGAGGGTGTGATTATTGCCCTGTGGTGCGATGAGACCGGAGAGATCACGTTGGCCCTGCTGGACGAGGTCCGTCCGATGGGTTCTTTTTTCTTACTGACCCCTTCGCTTCTCCATGAGCTTGCCGACAACTTTCAAGCTTGTGACCAGTGGATCCGAGCTCAAGGAGGTGGTACCTCTACTGGCCCAGGCGCGGATGCTTGCGGTCGACGTGGAGACGACAGGGCTCAACCCGATTGTCGATCAACTGCTACTTCTGCAGATTGGGCTGCCTGACAGGGTTTATGTCTTTGATTGCCGTCAGCTAGGGCAGGAGCTGCGTCACCTGGCTCCTGTTCTGCGAGCCTCCCGGATTGTCAAACTCGGTCAGAACCTGGCGTTCGACTGGGGCTTCTTGGAAGCTAATGGGCTTCCGCTGCGGGGGCCTCTCCTTGACACGATGCTGGGTGCTCGGTTGGTCAATCTTGGGTTGCGGCACAAGAATGACCTGGGCTCCTTGGTGCAGCGCTATTTAGCGATGCGGCTGGAGGATAAGAAGGAACTTCAAAAGAGTTTCATCGGTCACGAGGGCCCATTCACTCAGGAGCAGCTGGAGTATGCCGCTCGTGACGTGATTCTGCTGTTTCCCCTTTATGAGAAACTTCGTGAAAAGCTTAAAAAGGAGGAGCTGACTCACATCTTCAAGCTGGAGTGCCGCTGTCTACCGGCGTTTGCCAGCATGACGTACAACGGCTTTTTCCTCGACGTCGAACACTATGAGCGGCTGCTGGTCGAACGACGAGCTGCTTGCGATGAGGTCGAAAAGGAGGTTGTGGCCCACCTTGAGGAGCTTGGGGTGCTTGACGAGTACAAGCATCCCGAAACCGGGGAAGTCATGATTCACCCCGCCTCTTATGGCCGGGGTAAGAACAAGATCAAGGGCTTTAATCTGCGCTCTCCTTCCCAGCTAGCTCCTGTATTCAGAGCGGGTGGAGTTCCTGTGACCGGCAGTTTGGACCAGAATGTCCTGGCTTTCCTGGCACCGGACTATCCGATTGTCCGGCAGTATTTGCGCTATAAGCACGCGGCGACCGAGTGCTCACAGATCGAAAAGTTGATTGGGCACGCCAAGGAGTATCCCGATCACAGGATCCGGGCTTCCTACAGGCAGTGCGGCACGGACACGGGGCGAGCATCGTGCTCGGGACCCAACCTTCAACAGGTAAACCGCAGCAAGGAGCACCGGCAAGGATTCCGCGCTTCTCCTGGCCACAAGCTGGTCATCGCAGACTACTCCCAGCTAGAGCTGCGGATTGCAGCAGAGTGCAGCGGAGAGGAGCGGATGGCTCAGGCTTATCGAGAAGATGCTGATTTGCACTTGCGAACAGCTGCACTAATGCTTAACAAGCCGGAAGATCAAATTGATAAGGCTTCTAGAACCTCCGCCAAAATTATTAATTTTGGGGCTCTATACGGCGCGGGTGCGAAGACGATTCAAAAACAGGCCGTCGCTCAGTATGGCGTCGATATGCCCTTAAGGGAGGCAGAAGAAAAGCTGTCGCAGTGGCGCAGAGCTTATCCGCAGCTGATTGGTTGGCAGAAAACGCAGGGGAACCGGGCTGAGCTACAAGTCAAAACCTTGATGGGTAGGCGCCGTCTCTTGGTTCCAGGCGAGACAGATCGTTTTACGGTCAGGCTCAACACTCAAGTCCAGGGTACAGGCGGTGATTGCATGAAAGCCGCGCTGGCCATGCTTTGGGAAAGCTATCTCGCAGTCAATCCGGATATGCGTTTAGTCGCATGCGTGCATGACGAATGCGTGATGGAAGTTCCTGAAGACAGGGTTCAGGAGGCCATGGACATGCTCAAGCACTGTATGGAAGCAGCGGCTTACGAGGTATGCATCACCAACGTCCCAATTGTGGCCGAGCCTGGATTCGGAGATGACTGGTCCGCTAAATAGGGCTATCCTTATCCCGACAGAGACGTTGAGTGGCCCGTGAGGACCTCAAGGCGAAACTTGATCACATAGTTGATCAGCTTCCGATGGGGCTGCTGCATCGCTTGATAGACGATGCTCAGTTTTTCCTCGATTGGTACCACTCCAAACGTCAACTCCGGCGCCAGTACCGGGGTAAAAAGAAAACTCGCTACTCCCGCTTTGATTGACCGTCGTATTGCCGAGCTTGCTGCCGCCGGCATGGTGCGCCCTTTTGTGGAGGACTGCGTTCAACCTTGCAGTTACGACGTGCACCTAGGTGAGGAGACCTTTGTCGAAGGCCGGGTTGGTTTTGAGCCTTTTAGCTTGGCTGACTATTCGCCTGATAAGCCTTTTATGCTTGGCCCTGGTCAGTTTATGTTGGGCGAAACAATCGAGTACTTGTCTATCCCGCCAAATGTGGAAGCTCATCTGCATTTGGTGAGTAGTCGAGCAAGAGAGGGACTTAACCACTCGCTCGCTGGTCTCATTGACTGCGGCTTTGAAGGGAAAATTACTTTGGAGCTTAAGAATATCTTGAACTGTGGTCATATCCCTATCTATCCAGGTCTTCGCATAGCTCAACTTACATTCTTTGAGTACGACGAGCCTGCGCAAAGACCCTACGCCGGCCGTTATTTTGGAGATACAAAAGTCTCTTTAGCTAAGGATGGGGCGGATGTATTACGACTTTCACGGTATACGAATCTTTGAAGTTGGCTTTCCTGTTGGAGATGACGCTGCTTGGTTTTGTGTCATCGACAATAGCCGTCACTATTTCAGGACTCTTGCGGCGGCGAAGTCTTACATTTCTCAGAAATATCCTGAGGAACCTCGTCGCTAGCAGCTTTCAGGCTAATGGTCCCATCCTCCCTGACATCCCATTCAAGGATGGTTCCCTCAGCCCAGCCCATCTTCTCGATTAGCTCTTCAGGAAAGGTAATGACACCGTCTTCGTCTACGGGTAGAACCCAGCTCTGTTCAGTCATTTGATTCGAGGATACCTAAATAGTTTTCTAGCAGCTCAAAGAAGAGCGAGTTGTCTTCTGCGATTGCTGCGCAGAGATTTGCGTAAGGAGAGTCTTCATCCCAGTCGAGTGTTACTACCCCGTTCTCCTGGTCAATCGAGATGGATAGCCCGTCTACTTTTTCCTCCGGCTCCAATGCCCGGTCAGAATTACTGTTTCTCATTGAGCTACTTAAGCGTCCTTATTTAAGCGAAGGGGCGCGGGCTTTAATAACGCTGCAGATAATTAAACTTCAGGAGCAATTGAAGGCTGATCAACTTTGAGGTTTTCTCCTCTGTAGTTCACAGCATATTTTTGAGCGTTCCACTGTTCCAGGTACATCTCCGCCATCCAGCACGTACCGCAATAGGCTCGGTTGCCATCTGGGAACGTCACTCGGTAGTACACCGTTCCTTGAGGGTCAAAGAGTTGTTCGATCACAGCAGCCACGCCTGTTAGGCCATCCTAACGAGAACGGCTGGCGTCTCCATCCAAACAGAGCTATGCTGCGAGGACCTTCTGGCCTGGCATGGCTTTGATTGAGCACCAAGGGGAAGAGACCCTTTGGCACGATGCTTTTACGGCGCAGCTCGCTGCATATTCAGAGCTGTGGGCGTATGTCGATCAGTATTTCAAGCAGCAGCTAAACGTCACCTTGCCACTTGACGTGCTGCGCAAGGTTGTCGACGACTTGATCTGGGACGCCAATGATGTGGTGCGCAACAAAAACACACATTCCGACCCAGCCCGCTCAGATATTGCTGCAGTCCTCAGAGAGGCGGCCAGCGTTTTCGACACTTCTGAAGAGGTCGTTACATGACTCAATCAGTTTTTAAAGACCTCTTTCAGTTAAAGAAAGAACTTCGCGAAACACACTCATTCTTGTGTTTCTTTGTTGTGCTCTTACTGTTGGTCTTTGTTTGGCGCTTTCTTGTGGCCTTTGCCATCGGAGTAGCTGCCACGGCCATCTGGCCCACTATTCCTTTCTGGCCTGTTGTTGGCCTTGTGGTTTCTCTAACTTTTCTCATTCCCGCACAATGAATACTGACTTCTCTCCTTCGGCACCCGCAGCAAATCCCGTCTTTTACCGCACTTATAGCCGCAAACTTGATACAGGGCGAGAGAGTTGGAGTCATGTGGTTGAACGCACACTTGCTGGCATAGCTGACCTCGGTGAATTGTCTGAAGACGAAAAAGCTCTGATTTACCGCATGCAGGCGGAACAAAAAGTTTTGCCTTCGGGTCGTTGGCTTTGGGTTGGCGGAACTAAATGGATTGACGATCCTTCAAACTATTCCGGAGCTTACAACTGCACTTCCACTAATTTGGTGGATTGGGAAGCCTTTGGTCTCATGATGGATCTTGCCATGATGGGCTCTGGTACTGGCGCAATCCTTGAAGATCGTTGCATCAGTAAGCTTCCAGTTATCCGAAATAGTTTCAAGATTGTCGCTGTTTCGGCTATCGGTACTGTTCCCGCAGGTCAGCGCAAAGAAGTCACTCATGTGACTTATACAGGTAATAAAGTCAGCATTTGTGTTGGCGACAGTCGTCAAGGATGGGTTGACAGCTATCAGGCTCTTCTTGAATGTGCAAGCGATGAATGCCTTGATTCAACGTGCCCGGTTGAGGTCACTGTGGATCTTTCAAATGTTCGACCGGCTGGGGAGACACTGAAAGGCTTTGGTGGGACAGCAAACCCAATTAAGCTTAAAGATCTATACGGTCGTATGGCCGCTATTCTCAACCGTGCTCAGGGTCGGAAACTGTCTTCCGTTGAATGTTGTCTGCTGATTGATGAGGCCGCTGCTGTCGTAGTTGCAGGGAACATCCGCCGTTCCGCCGGTATGCGTCAGTTTTCTTCAGACGATGACTCTGCTCGTTTAGCTAAGCAGTACCTCTGGCAGCAGGACAGCGACGGCAACTGGCGTATCGACCCGGAGCGTGATGCATTGCGAATGGCTAACCACACCCTTGTTTTTCATACAAAGCCGTCGAGGGAGGTGGTTTATCAGTCGGTGCGAGACCAGTTCATTTCGGGTGAGGGTGCTATCCAATTTGCGCCAGAGGCCATTGCGCGTTCCAATGCCGACATCCTTAAAACGCCGGAGCAGCGGAAAATCTTTGTTGATCTTTACTGTGATGAGGGCATTGATACGGCGGCTTCTTATTTGTGGATGCAGCTTCCGGAATGCTCCTATGAGGAAATGCAGCACCGCATGGGGCGTTATGGGCTAAATCCCTGTGGTGAAATTCTCGGTTCTGACTTTCACTGCAATTTGTCTGAGGTCCACCTTAACCGGATTGATCCCACTGATATCCATGGCCAAACTGAAGCCTTCAAAGCCGCTGGAATTGCAGTGGCAGCCCTCCTCCACCACCGCTTTACCGTCAAGCGCTACAGAAAGAGTCGTGAGTTGGACCCTATCGTGGGAGTCAGCTTCACCGGTCTTTTCGACTTCTTTGTCCACTCCTTTGGAGTCGCTTGGCTCCAATGGTGGCAAGCCGGAAGACCTAATACAGACGAAGGAAAAGCGTTTAGGGCGGCTGAGCAAGGTTATTTGATGCGCTGGCGCCGAACTGTTGAGGATGCAGTTAGTGCCTATTGCGAGCGTAACGGACTCCGTGTTCCTAATCGCTGCACAACTGTTCAGCCCGCAGGGACCAAAAGTCTTCTGACGGGTGCATCTTCTGGGTGGCATCCTCCTAAGGCCGCACGCTTTGTTCGCCGCATTACCTTCCGCAAGGACGACCCTGTTGCCTTGGCTTGCCTTGACTTTGGTTATTCCGTCGTGCCTTCTCAGTCGGACAAGGATGATGAAGGCCGTCTTCTTACCGATCCTTTTGACCCTCGTTGCACAGAATGGCTTGTTGAAATCCCAACTGCTGTGAGCTGGGCAGGTATGGAAGGTGCCGATCAGATTGACATTAGTCAGTTTTCTGCACTAGCTCAGTTTGACTTCTACATGCAGGTGCAGAAGTACTACACCACGCACAACACCTCAGCCACAATTGAGTTTCGCGAGCATGAGATTGAGCCCTTGGCCGACGCCATATTTTCCGCCATTGACAACGGCGATGGCTATATCTCTGCGGCTCTATTGGCGCGTTTTGACGCCAATGAAACGTTCCCTCGGCTACCTTTTGAGCCTATTGATGAAGCTCGTTACGATGAGCTGCACGCCCAGGTTCTGGAGCGCAGACAAACCTCTGATTTCTTTGCCGCACTTCAAAAGTATGACAGCGGCGAACTGGTAGAGGCCGGTCCTGCTGGCTGCGATTCAGACAAGTGCCTTCTTCCCCTTGCAAAAGGTTGATGTACCAGGATTCTCACGTCACACTCAAGATTGAGATAAAGGAGTCCGGCGGATATGAGCTGGACTCCTTGGCTCCTCACACTGTCTGCTTTGAAGCCGACATGCTCGACTGTAACGCCCACGGTTGGTTTGCTGCGTTTGAAAAAATCATGCGCCTGCAAGGCTTCTCGGAAGACGCCATTGCAAGGGGAGCTTGCCAATTGGCCTTTAACGAGTACAGGCCGAAGGAGTTGATGGCCTCAGTGGCTAAGGAGTACGACCTTATTCTTTTGGAGGATCAGGTTGAGATGGAAACCTCGCAAGATCTTGCCACCTTTACTATCACGTCTGCCACGACTGATGTGTGACCTCCAGTGTTGGTCTGGTCTTTTTTACGAAGGCTTAGTCCTCTTTAATATCGCTGTAGGTATGACCTGTGTCGGCATTCTTGTAGCGGCTCTTGTTTATTTCTATTTAGGCGGAGGTCCGCCAGGTTTCTGAAATGCCAAACCCTTCTCTGAGAACTAGAATCATAGACGCAATGAGGACCGCTTCGGACACTTCTGCGGCGTCTGATTGGTGGGATGTGGCTGCCACCAATGTTATGCAAGAAGTGGCACAAGCTTTTCGAGATGACGACCTCCAACTTTCTGCTGACTGGGTCGATCAACAACGTCGAGCAGCACGACCCTTGTGGCTTGACATGGAAGAAGCTTTTGACAGCCAGATTGACGACTGCTTCTACGAGTTTCATCAAGCAGCCGCTGCCATGCTCAAGGTAGTTGCAACCCGGCTCGAAAATAATGTCTTCTTGGAGGCGGCAAAATACTTGAGACAGCAGGCTGAAATTGCGGAATCCCTTAAGAAGTGATGTGGCGACTATGGGCTAAAGCTTTAGGGGATAAAGCATCTTCCTGCAGTCGTGAGTCCGATATCGTTGCTTTGATTAGGAGCTTGATTCTTCTTGCCTATCTAGTGACGAATGGTTTCATCGTGGCTGGTGTCTTGAGGAATTGGAATGACAACTCCAAATTTGTTCCTAATTTGAACCAAATTAGGAGTTGCGGGCAGGCCACTCTTTGCTTATACGCAACTAGTTGAAGGGGGGCGTATAGAATGGCAAAGTCTGATAGCGGACACCGGTTGGCAGACCGATGACCGGTGTAAGCGTGCTGTAAGTCCCGCCGCGTTTTCTGAGTAATAGGCTATAAATGCAGCTAGAAGAAGCGTTTCAAATTCTCTACCGTGGCCAGAGCAACGTTGCCCATGTTGCGGCTGCTGTCGACTTGCCTCTGGGCAAAATGAAATCCCTCTTCCGCGAATACGTCTCCCGTAATCCGCTTGATGAGCAGGCTTGGCTTAACGACATTGTTATGACGTGGCCTTATGCTTAGGTCAGCCTGTCCTGGATAGATCGTTTGAGGTCTTCTTTTTTGCACCATTTCAAATAGGTCTTTTTATGGACGTCAACGCCGTGGCCCATCAGTTGCGCGGCGTCCTCTGTTCTCACATGGCTGTATGCCTGGTGCGTGTGGAGCCTGGCGGCGTAGGCGTGGCGAAGGTCGTAGCTCGATGGGCTGCTCCATTCAGCTAGGTGCTTCCACCGGGTGAAGAAGGTCGAGACTTTGCTGCCCAGTTCCCGGTGGGTTGATTCCGGCACGAACTCGGGTATGTCCCCGGACCGGAGGCTCCAGCGCTCGATCCACTCCGGATGGGCGGGCATCACCGGGCGGTATCCGGTCTTGGAGTTGGCGGCGATCTCGATCCAACCCTTGGCGTCGGGTCTGGATTCGAGGCGGAAGACCTCGTGGTTACGGAGGCCGTAGGTGGCGATCAGGCCCATGGCGGTTTTCCAAGGCCCGTCATGGAGGTTGTCGACAAACCCGACAACTTGCTCGTCAGTCGGCAGATCCCTGGGATCGAGGATTTTGTCGCCGCTAAAGGTGCTCTCGGCCCTGGTGCGGTCAAGCCAGTCCCGGTCGATCCCCACACCGATCTCGAACAGCCGCCGGGCTGTGGTGACGCGACGAAGTCGTTCGCGGCTGTCAAAGGGGGCGCGGAGCACCCACCGTTTGACCGCTTCTGCGCTGACCCCACCCCGAAACGCCTGCAGCTCGCGGATGTGGCGCGCGTAGTCGGTGTGGATGCTGGTGCCCCGCCGGGTGAGGTGCTCCTTGAGGCGCAGGGTCAGGGCCGTCCAGCCAGTCAGCTCCTCGGCGCTCCCAATTTGGGAGGTCTTGCGCTCGATCAGGGAGGGGGTCTCCTCCAGCTCCAGGCAGAAGCGGAAGGCCCGGTTCAGGGCGTCAGACTCACGTGAATCTATACACGTGGATTTGATCTTCGTGCCATCCGGAAATGGTTGCGTAGCACGGATGTAGTAGATGGGCGATTGAGACGTCAGTCGCAGCCTAAAGCGGCAGCCCATCTCAGCGAGGACAGCGTTGCGCTCCTGCCAGGCGGCCAGGCGTTGTTGTCTACTCATTTCTTTACTCCGCAACGCCTGTCCAAAATAGGATGAGACTGCTCGCGGCGCAAGGGATCCCAGTCCAGGACTGCTGTCCTGTTTTGTATAGGTGTCTCAAGTCAGTGCCCAAGCGGCTTTTGCGCGGCTTAGAAGGCAGACTAAGACCCCTGTCAACGACTGGGTTTCTCAAGCCGTCTCTATTTGGGCTTTACTCAGCAACACAAAACTGGATTGGATGCTGAGGCGATGAAAAGACGGGCCGTGCTGGACTCGAACCAGCGACCGAGTACTTAGAAGGTACTTGCTCTATCCAGCTGAGCTAACGGCCCAAATCCCTTGCCAGGACAAGGTTGTTGCCACTGTAACGCGGGACCCAAAAAGTTCAGTTGGTAACAATTGTTACAGTTTCCCTAAAATGGGGTCACGTTGAGTGCAGGAGTGCCTGCACCGCAGTTTGAGCTTGACCAAGCAACGGGGGTCAGGCCGCTGTTGGGTTGACCCATGACCGTTCTCAATCACCTGTCCCTGATCAAGGACCAGATCACCCGTCACAGGGCTCTGAGCGACGCCCAGATGATCTCGCTGAAGGCTTACCGGGGTGTGCCGTACACCGTGGCACCTCATGAGGAGCACGTCTCCACCGAGCTCATGTACAGGGGGCAGCGCTACCACCTCGACCGGTGACGGTTGGCGGATCGTCCACTATTTGATTAGCGTGCTTTATAGCATTTATTAGAATCCATAATGCCCAGTCTGAGATTTCCTCGGGACTGGGCTTTTTGACTACTAGTGTTTTCCGCAGTTTTTTCTGTCTCAAGACTGCTGAAAACCGGCGTCACGACTGGCTTGACAGATCCGTTTTAATTGTTTGCCGCATTTTTCCCCCCATTAGTCCCCAGCTGCTGTAGGGGTATAAGCAAGCCTTAACACTGTGCCTGGTGTGCCAAGCGCGTTTCAGACCCCACCAGACCCCATACATTGAATTAGTCCGCTAATTCGACCGATGCGTCGTACCGCTTTTGCCTTGTGCTGCTGGGTGTCTGAGCTTGCTCTGGCGTGGTCTGAAATGGCGGCGACAGTCAGCGACCGGTTCGCTCCTTATGACGCCGCGTCGAAGGACTGGAGGGTTAGTGCGTCACGGAGCCGCTCGCTGTAAGGCAGCATCACGACTCCGTTGGGGGCGTCCGGGCTTTTGATTAAGACCTGCTCGTAGGTGAGGTCTGATTCAAGTATCTGAGCGATCAGCTCGCCTGCGCCCTTCTCGGTAGTACGAACGGTCAATTCCCACTCCATTGTTGGTACATTCGGCTGCATCAAATGTATCGGCAAATGTTTGCCCCAGTGTTTGGATCATCTGGAGAGGATCATCTCAGCTTCAGTCTGCCCTCGACGGAGAATGATGCTGCCAATCCAACTCATTACAACAAAGGAGTGTCGCCCTACGACGTAGGCGAATCCATGTATGGCTTGGCAGGGTTGTTGACATATGTGCTGATCAATTCGATAAAGTATATTCAGCGCTATCCTCATAAGTATTTGGGGGTGCCAGAAAAGCAACTAGAGGATTTGATTAAGGCTCGCCAGAGTCTAGATACAGCTATCGAGTTGCACAAAAAATTGCATTGCAACGGCACCATCCGCCATGGGTGAAAAGGTTAAGTACGTCAGATTTCGTTTTACTGGTACTCTTGAAGACTTGAACGAAATTAAGGATGAGATTGAAGAGGTTATGCGTCAGCATAATTGGAAGCGTGGCTTTTCTGAGATGGCTCCTTTAGAAGCCAATCCTGAGATCTACGCATTAGCCACGGGTTGGAAACGTTTTCAAGAATAAACTCATGTCAATCACTCGTGAGGAAGTGCAAGAGCTGATTGACGCGGCTATTCGAAAACACAACAGAAACGCCAGCATCATCTCAGCCTTTTTGGGCTGGACGGTACTGGCGTTTTACGCTGATGGTTTATTTAGGTTAGTTGGGCGCTAGCCCTTACCTTGGCCTCTGTATTTTTTGCGAGCACTAGCACGCTTAGTGCGACCTGAAAAGACACGGGAACGCACACGCCAGCCGTCACCAATTCGTGTCCTTTTAGGCTTACCAGCGATATGAATAGTTCCGCTGAGTCCTTTCTTTGCGCGTACAGCCATTATTTGTTAAGAAGAATACCCCACCCAGTTCCTGGACCTTCAACAGTCCATCTGGGAAGGAAGTTTTTGATTGAATACTTAAGGTGATCACCGTTCTTATTAGCGAGATATCCGCCAGTAATCACGGACATTTCTCCGTAGGGGTCGTTGACCACTAGATAGGAATCGTCAAGCAGTCCAACGACCAAAAGCCAGTGCCCCGTGCCAGTCGGCGCTGTATTCGGTCCTTTGTGCAGCACACCAATCGGCACTGGAATTCCCTTTTCCAGCTGAATCTTGATGTCGCTTAAGGCCAAATTCTGTCGATACGACCCACGAACACCAAATGACTCCATAGCTCTAAGTTGAGCCTTGTAGTCAGTGGTATCTCCGAATTGCTGTACGCGCTTCAAGTAGAAATCATCTTTTTGACTACTTTGAAGCTTTCCTGGTCTCAAAAAGTCAACAGCCATCGCACAAGTGCTTGAAAAGCACATGCGATACGCCTGATCTGTTTCGGAGTCAAGCTGGGAAAAGAAAGGAACCGGTAGATCTATGCCGGTGTCTTTATCTGATGGGAGTTTGGTAGTTGAACCGGCGTACTGATCAAGCAGCTTAATAAGCTTGCGACTGTATGCCGGATCAGTTGCGTAACCCTCTTTCACTAAGAGCTGAGCAGCTTCTTCCCGAGTCGCGGCTCTATTGATTCCTTTGTACGCGTCGTAGTCTTTGTACCAGCGGTTAACAACGTAGTCGACACCCTCTTGGATAGAGGCGAAATTCATGAAGCGAGCCTCAATGGTTACCCACTCGCCCTTGATAAACTCTTTCGTTGTCTTAATAGTTCCGCCAGTTCTACCTGTTTGCTTCACTCCCCAGAAATTGAACTTACCACTGGGGTAGCGGCCAAATCCAGACTCAAGTGCCCATTGTGCCGCAAGGACTTCAGGGAATTTAGCTCCGGCAATAGAGGCGGCTTTTTCAATACCTGCCCAGGTGTTTTCCACTTCGGCTGCAGGCTCTTGCTGAGGTGCTTTGGCGCGGAACAGCTCGATCCATTCAGCTTGTTCCACCATCAAGGATGGGTCAGCTTTTGCAACGTGTTGCTGAAGCAAGTCAACAGCAGCGAGATGCTGAGGGTTATCGGGATTGAAGTATTTGAAAAAATCTCGCAGTTTGCCTGGTGCGAGAGCTAGATCAGACATTGTCATTATTTAACCAAGGTGCTCTAATTTCCATGGTCCCTCCAAGGAGTTCCTGGGCTTTAGAGCCATCGGGTGGATGCTCAACAAATTGGGGCTGGGGCTCTGATGGCTGGCCGGCATGCCACTCTTTCTCCGCCTGGTCAAGTTTTCCAGGAAGAGTGGTGTAGAACTTTTTAGCTTGAGCCCAGCGTAAAAACTCCTCCTGCCAAGAACGAGAGGAGAATCGCAGTTCTACTTTTTTCCGGAACGGGCTTTCAGTACAAGCTGAAGCGCGGACGCGAGAAGCTGCAGCACGGAGTTTGATTTGACTTTGTCATTGGGGATCAAAGCCAAGATCTCCGATACGGCAGTAAGGATTACCCAGAAAATGGGGGATTCAATAAGACCCATTGTGATGAGCTTCAGGGGCTGACTTATTGTAACCAATCAATATTTTGTCTAACTTGTAATCCATTCGGTCAATCCGGTTGTCAAGTCGCTCCATCAAGGCCGCAAGATCTTCCTTGTCCACATATTCTTTAGCCAGCCGAATCTCGATAGCATTCATGCGCTGGTCGACTTGCTCAACTCGTGTTGCATTCAGCTTCTCCATATCGTCAAACCGCTTGCCCAGAGTAAGGAGAGCAGATGCCGCCCCGCCTACTAGGCTGAGCGCAATGCTCAGAGGTAGTACAGGCTCCACAAGTTCAACGCTTTTCTTTTAATATAACTAGATTTGTATTCTAAACTGTATTTATAGACTGGCTTTGTGCCGTGATTGAGCCGGGGACATACGACATCACCATTCATCAGGGTGCAACCTTTTCACTGGATCTCCAGTACAAGGATTCCACGGGTGCTGGTGTCAACATGACTGGTTATACAGTTGCTGGCAAGCTGGTCAATAGGCTCAATACTGCCGCCGTAGCTTCGTTCCAGACTTCTTGGGTAGACCAAAGCAACGGGAAGTTTCGCATTAAATTGTCTGCTCCTGTTACTGCTGGTATTACAAGCGAGTGTCAGTACGATGTGCTTATCACGGAACCTGGCGGTGATAAATACTACATATTGCAGGGAAGAGCCTTCCTTGATCCTGGATTTACGGGGGTCCCGTGATTAACCACCAAGTTCAGGTGTCTCGCACACTTTCTAGTGTGTTACGTGTGACTGAAACTGCGACACAAGTCGAGGTTAAAAAGCCAGTCACATCTGTTGTGACACTCACAGCGCAAGGCCCTCAAGGCCCGTCAACTGCCGAGACTGGTTATTTCAATATCGCTGCAATTGACGCCCTGAGCTCAGGGGACATCGGAAAAGTTCTGGAGTGGGATGGTTCCGCTTTTACGCCCACAAATGAACTTGAAAACGACTTGACCATCACTGGAGGTGCCTTCTAATGGCTGTCACTCTTAAAATCAAACGCAGAGCTAGTGCAGGTGCCGCTGGTGCCCCTAATGCTCTGAAGGCCGGCGAACTCGCTTACAACGAGAACACGGGCGATCAATCTCTTTACTACGGCTACGGCGACGATGGCAGTGGTAATGCCACTAGCGTCATCGCAATTGGCGGTTCTGGTGCTTACGCCACACTAAGCACCAACCAAACTATTTCCGGCAACAAGACCTTTACAGGTACCGTTGCGCTTGGTAGTGCGACTGTTACTGGTCTGGACACTACTGAAGTTTCCGAGGGGACTAATCTCTATTACACCGATGCCCGGGCACGGGGAGCAATCTCTGTAACGGATTCTGGTGGCGACGGATCTCTCTCCTATAACAGTTCGACTGGGGTTCTGACCTATACCGGCCCCTCTGCTGCCGAAGTCCGAGCTCACTTTAGTGCTACGTCGGCCTCCGGTGTTACTTACAACTCTTCAACTGGTGTCATTGCTCTGTCAGCTGTCCCGAACAGCTCCCTAGCAAACAGCAGTTTTTCCATTAATTCAAATTCGGTCAGCCTAGGTGGCAGTGTCACCTTGGATACCGACGACATCGGTGAAGGTAGTACCAATAGGTACTACACCGACGCTCGGGCCCGTGCTGCAATTTCGGCAGCCAGTCCGACGACGGGGGTTGCCTACAACAGCACCACTGGTGTTATTAGCCTTGCGTCCATTCCCAATAGTGCGCTGTCTAACAGCAGCATCACTATTAATGGTGTTGCTACGCCCTTGGGGGGATCGACCACCACCACTGCGGTCACCACTTCCCTCGGCGCC